CCGTTAATCCACCTATACCAAGTACTTAGAGCCGCCACCAGAAAGGCGGTGGCTGTATGCTAGATCACATGAAGTTTAACCAAGAAAATTATTATCCAATTAGTAGCAGTGATGTAACAGTCAATGCTAATGGCAAGACTTATCGTGAATACAAATATCAGACAATTACTAAAACTTTATCAGGTAATGCTTTACAAGTTATATCTAACCACACTAATGATTTCTATGTAGCTGATATTTCTGCCTTAGATATGAATCGAAAAACTAGATTTACTTTTAGTAACGGTGATAGCTTTATTATGACTAATTATTTGATTTATACCAACGCTGGAAATAATGATTGTGGGGATAATGTGACTAAAAATAATTATCAAATCCGATTCTCTCCATGGAAAAATGCAATTGAAGCATATTACTATAATGGCACTGACGATGTAAGTCAACTGGACTGGGTAAAAATAGAAATAAACGTAGATTAGCACTCAAACGAGTGCTTTTTTTATGCAAAAAATAACCTTGCTCACGGGGCGTTCCCGTGGGCTTTTTATATAGAAAGGAGCCAATAAAATGGCTGACGAAAATACACAAGTTGCACCAGTAGCGGGCGCCGAAACAAACGCTACACAAGATCAAAACAGTGTTGCTGAACAAGAACAGGCTTTAAAGGCAAAGTTCCCAACTCTTACAGGCTTCGTCTACTTGTCAGATCCTGACAATGCGGATCCCGTTTGGCATCACAAAGTAATCCCAGTTTTTGGCGATGAAGCAAGTGTGGCGCTCCCATGGCAAGTCCACGCTGAAAGACCATCTGACAGCTTTAAAGACCCAGTTTGGACAGTGGGCGCCACTGATTGGAGCGAGAACGACAAGAACAATCAAGCCGTTATCTTGCAAGAAACTACACAAAAGCTGGCTGAATTGGACAAGAAGAGTGCTGAACTCGACAAAGCCAACGATAAGGTAGACCAAGCATTAAGAGATATGCAAGAAGTTCAAGCTCAATCATCTAAGCAAAACTTAGCTTTGATGAAGAGCTTTACTGAACAAACTCAAAACACTAATCAAATTCTTGGTGCTATGCAAAAGACCTTAGCAATGGTAACCAAGGCAGTTGGCGCAAATGCTAATAACGCTACACCAGCTAACCCAACAACTGATACTAAGCCAGTGGACCAAGCAACCGATAAGCAATAGTTAAGGAGGACATAAATCATGACTTTAATGGAACAAATTCAAGCAAACTTTTTAGAAATGTATCGTATGGACTGGGAATTCGGCATTTATGATAAGAACGGCATGAAGGACCTAGTAGTACAAGGTTTCTTATCAGCTGAAAATTACCAAAAGATTGTAGGCGAAGCTTATGCGCCAACTACTGCAACGCCTCAACAATAACTCACTTTACGTGATCATTAGTCTGCTGATTTTCGGTAAAGGTTTGGGCTTTTACCTTAACCGCAGATTTTTCTTTTATCCACCACAACTAGCGTGGATGATGAACAACGTTTACTTAGATTGTTCAATGATGATTGTAGGCATTGCGTTGCTGGTTTACACCTGTTCACGGTACAACAACAATAAGCTTCTAGGGGTGTTGTTGGCACTTGTCGTGGTGCTGCTAGCAATAATTTCATCAATCGAAATTGAACACGTGATTTTTGCCCATGAAATGGAGTTTGTCCAGAACGCTTTGTCAAATACGGCGGTTATAGCCTTTATTATCTGGACAGCAAGGCATTATTCAAAGCGTTAGGGGTGATATAGTGCATGTCGACCTAAACAGCATTATATCGGCTTTGTCCGCTTTGCTTTTAGGCTACTTTACCTTTAAGCAAAACGGTAAGAAAAGTGATATGGATAGCGTGGAGAATAACCGAGATTACATTGTTGAACAGAATAAGCGCTTAAACGCGGAAAACAAAAAACTACTCAATGAAAATGAAAAACTCAGAAAGGAGTTAAGTGAAAATGAAGCCAAACACTAGAATTTTAGATTACGTTACCTTGGTGCAAGACGGTGTTTTAACCGTTGACGATGCACCACAAGACATCAAGGCAGAGGTTACCAAGTGGGTTCGCTACTTTGCAGGAATCAAAGACGATTCAATGGTCAAGGATCCTGAAAGCACTACACCAGCACCACAAGTAGAAAATAAGCCAGATACTACTTCTTTTTTAACTAAGAAGGTGACTGACTAATGAATTTAAGCCAACTTAATGAATATCTTTTTGTGGGATTTCTTGCCTTTGTCGCTGTATGTCAAGGTGTTTCTACTGGTATTGATTTCTTTGCGTCTAAGTCAAAGAAGCCTTTACCAAAGGAAGTTATGACCATTGACCAGATTGCCAAGTTCGTAGTAAGTGAAGCCGCTACGCTCGACATTTCAGGTGCTGAAAAGAAAGCTAAGGCGGTTGAAGCTTTGCTGAACCAAGCACAAAAGGAAAACAAGCCCCTTACCGAATCCGTAGCTAAGGGAGCTGTCCAACACGCATATGACCAAATGCAAGCTGATCAAGAAAAGGCTACACAAGATGAAGATGACAATGCTCAACCAATTGGTTTTGTAAGCGGTGATGATTCTGATGACAAAGACTAGATATAAGACGTACAACGAGTACGTTTTTGAATCTTTTGGAAAATCGTTTGAAAACCAAACGATTGCCAAAAGAAACCAAATGAAAGGCGGTGAAAAAGATGTCAAACTTAACCGTATCAAAAAGAAGTTTGGGTGCTGATGTCGCAAGCTACCAATCAGAAAACGTAAGCTACGCCGGCATTAAATTTGCATTGATTAAGCTTACACAGGGCACTGGCTATATCAACCCAAAGGCAAAAGCTCAAATCAAGAGTTCACTTGCTCATGGGCTTTTAACCGGCGGCTACTTTTATGCTACACACTCTGGCTCTGTGTCATTGGCACGGGCAGAAGCTAAGTATGCCGTAGAAAAGGCTAAGGCTTATGGCGTCCCAGCTGGTAGCTACATCGCTGACGACTGGGAGCAGGGCAGCGGCAACGACGTCAACGGCTCTGTCGGTTCAAACACCGATGCTGTCATAGCAGCTATGCAAGTGATCAAGGAAGCAGGGTATAAGCCACTTGTCTATGCTGGCGCTTATGTTTTGCGTAACCGGCTCAACACAGCTCGAATTGTAAAGTCATTCGGAACTTGTTTATGGGTAGCTTCATATAAAGTCATGGGTCGTCAAGATTCCGCTGACTTTAATTACTTCCCATCCATGGACGGTGTTGCAATCTGGCAATTTACCGATAACTATAAGGGGTATAACGTTGACGGTAATATCTGCTTGATCGATTTAAAGGCTAATTCAGGTAGTTCTAAGCCCAAATCAACGAACAAGAGCGTAGAATCGCTCTCTCTGCATCCCGTTGTGAAGTGGAATATTGGTGCTGTCGCAGTAGTATCTAATTCAAAAGGTGCTTATGTCTACACCAGTTCAAAGTTAGACAAGCGGGAATCTGACAAGCTAAAACCGTGTGGCTCCATGTGGCAGGTGTTTGGCTTGGAAAATGGCGCTGTGAAGGTTGGCAAGAACCAATACTTTGACGGTCGTGCCGTTTACGTAAAGGCTAACCCTATCGCATATAACGACTCAAAACACGCTGTCGCTAAGATTGTTCTGCCTCACACCCACGCCCTGGACGCACCAAAGGCTGACGCAGGCAAGGTCTACGGCTTGAAGCTTAACTCAAAAGTCGAGATCCAGGGAAGAGTCGGACGCTTTTTAAAGATTAAAGAGCTACACAAAGGCAAGCAGGTATATGTGACGGGCAACCGTGCGTATATCGTGCTGTAAACTTTACAAAGATGGATAGATAGCCATAATGAGCTATAATTTATCCGTAATTTTATCCATAATAAAAAAGAAAAGGGGTTGTAAAAGCTCCAAATGTCGTGCATAAAGCCACCTCGGGGGATTGTTCCTCTGGGGTGGCTTTTTTGCGTTATATTTTAATTTTTATTGCAAATGTAGATACAAAAGTATATACTAAATAAAAAGGTTTAATTAAGACTTGTAAGGAGATTTATAACAATGTGCAATGTGGAATTGAAACAATGGGGCAATTCACTAGCCGTACGACTGCCTAAAACTATTTTAAGCAAAGCCGGCATCAATGAATTACCGACCAAATTTGATGTAACAGTTAACAAAAATAATGAAATCGTTTTGAAAAAACAAAAAGAGCCTGAAAGCTTAAAAGAGCTTTTCAAAGGCTTTGACTATAAAAAATATTGGAGCGACTGGGAAAAAGAAAATCCTGGCAAGTCCAAAGAAGAGGACTGGGGCGGACCAGTTGGGCGCGAAGTCTTTTAATTTAGAAGTCCTTATTAGAAGGGAGGTGATAATTTGAACAGCAGAAAAGACTTCCATCAAGGTGATGTTATCATGATGAACTTTGACCCAACCAAGGGACATGAACAAGCGGGCTATCGTCCAGCGCTTGTCGTGTCAAACGATGATTTCAATATGATGTGTGGAGGAGTGATCAAAGTGGTTGCTATTACTACTAACGAAAAAGAATTTCCACTACACGTTGAAATTCCAGAAGGTTTGCCAGTTCACGGCAGGGTAGAGCTGGATCATGAACGTTCAATTGATTCTCGGTCGAAAGCCAGAGAATGTAAGTATGTATGCAGTGTACCGTCTGAATTTTTAGATGAAATTCTCCGAAAACTTGCATTAACTTATAAAAAAAGCCACTAGGGAGTAACACTAGTGGCAAATTAAAGCTTATATACTGTCTATATGGCTAGATTCAGTATATAAGCTTTTTTGGTGCTTGTAAAGTCGCCTGATTTTATAGATAGCTTTAAGGCGGTCCAAATCAAACGCTAAAAAATTGGCGTGCAGATCCTGAAAAGTTAAAAAATAGCATGGGAGAGGGTACACCTACTAGCTAAGTTGCATGATCTTAGAAAACTGCCAAAATGAGAATAAATAATGTGCTATAATAAATTTTGGTTGCAATGCAGGATTTTCAAGTCGATCGGCCTAGCAAAAACCGCTCACAGCTTGGCTGTGGGCGGTTTGGTAGTTATCAAAAATCTACTGAAAATCTACTGAATACCCAGCAGATTTAATGTGATCTGTTGGGACAAATCAAAACGAAAAGGACTATAAGTTAACGTATGAGACGTGATAGTACAAGAATTTATATTGACATCAACGGTAAATAAAAATGGCTAAAAATAAAAAAAATAGTGTAAGTACAATTTTACTTAGAGTTGCTGCTATCATATTATTGCTTGTTGGTATTGCTTTGATATTTAACAAACAGATCAGTGATCAATTAATTCATCATAATCAACAATCTACTTTAAGTGGAATAAATAGAAAGACAATTGAAGAAAACAAAAAGAAAAAAGGAATGTATGATTTTAGTAAAGTTAAGTCTTTAGGCATTGCACAAGCAGCAAGATCACAAGTGAAAAAGACTTCTGGTGCGATTGGTGCGTTAGCTATTCCCGATGTTAATATGTATTTACCGATTATGTTGGGGATGAGTGATGATGCAATGTCGACTGGTGGCGGCACGATGCGAGCCGACCAAGTAATGGGTAAGGGAAATTATCCTCTTGCAGGTCACTACATGACAGCAAAAGGTATTCTTTTCTCACCACTTGAAGATGTTAAAAAAGGTGAGTTAGTTTATTTAACTAATCTTAACAAAGTATATGTCTATCGAATTTATATGAAAAAGATTGTTGATCCAACTGCGGTTTGGCTAGTCGATAATACTAAGAAGAATATTGTAACTTTGATTACTTGTGCTGATGGCGGTAAGAATCGTTGGGCAATTCGGGGTAATCTGATTAAAACTGAAAAGGCTAACAACAATAATCTTAAGGTTTTTAAATTAAAATAAAAATTTACAATCTTTAATCAGATTTAGATTTGCGATAAAATTATAAATAGATTTTGTAATAAAGACACTCAACAATGAGTGCCTTTTCGTTTTGATGAGAGAACATAAGGTGTTTGATAATTAATGAAATGGCAAGAAAGAACAGCTGATGAATTAGCACCAGACTTGATTGAGAAATATCAACTAGGTCCCATTGCAGCCAAACTTTTTGCATTGCGGGGTATTAATACAGACGAAAAACTTGATTTTTGGTTTAATGCAACAGAAGAAAATCTGGCTGATCCAGCGTTAATGCATGACATGGATAAGGCAATTAACCGAATTAATCAAGCAATTGATAGCGGCGAAAAGATTACAATTTATGGCGATTATGATGCTGATGGAATTACTGCAACGACTATTATGACTGAAACCCTAAGCATTTTGGGCGCTGATGTTCATTATTTTATTCCTAATCGCTTCAATGATGGGTATGGTCCTAATATGGACCGCTATCAAGATATTGTAGCTGATGGAACCAGATTGATTATCACTGTTGATAATGGTGTTACTGGGGTCGAGGAAGTCAAATATGCTCAAGAACATAATGTTGATGTAATCATTACAGATCATCATACTTTTCAAGAAAAGAAACCGGCAGCTTATGCTACTGTTCATTGTAATTATCCTGGCCAAAAATATCCTTTTGATGATTATTGTGGTGCCGGAGTAGCTTACACGATTTGTCGTGGTCTAATGCAGGATACTATGCCTGAGCTGCTAGATTTGGCTATGATCGGAACTATTGGCGATATGGTTAAGGTGACCGGAGAGGGGCATATTATCGTTAAGCGTGGTTTAGAAATGCTTAATCAGACAGATCGTCCTGGCTTGCGCGCTCTAATCAAAAATGCTGGTTTGACTTTAGGCAGTATTAATGAAACTGATGTCGGCTTTAATATTGCTCCTCGATTAAATGCTGTAGGTCGATTAGATAATGCCAACTTGGCAGTTGAGCTTTTGCTAAGTGATGATGACCTTGAGGCCCAAAAAATTGCAGATAAGATCGAAGAATTAAACAATAAACGGAAAGAATTAACCACCGAAGTCTATGACAAATGTATGACGTTAATTCATAAAAATAGCTGGCAAAAACAAAATACTTTGGTTTTATATGACCCTGAATTTCACGAAGGTGTGTTAGGTTTAGTAGCTAATAAGATCGTTGAAAAGACACATAAACCCACGATTGTTTTGACTAAAAATGATGCAGGTGAGGTTAAAGGCTCAGGTAGGTCCTTTGCTGGTTTCAACTTGTTTGATGCTTTAAATCCGATCAAGGATCAATATTTAACCAAATTTGGTGGCCATGATTTTGCCTGTGGTTTATCATTAGAAGAAAATCAGATTGCGCCATTACGGGAAAAATTTGAAGATGACTTTCATGTTGAAGGTGGTCTTGAGACTAAAAAATATGACATGGAATTGCCTATGCAGGGCTTAACTCCGCAGACACTAGCACAAATCAATCAAGTAGGTCCATTTGGGACAGGTGACACGCAGCCAATCTTTAGTATCTCTAATCCAACAATCACTCATTTCTTTAAAATGGGTAAAGATAAGAATCATGTCAAATTTACGGTTGCTAAAAAAGGCGGTAACTTATCAGTTATTGGATTTAATAAAGGCTTTTTGAATAATAATCTTTTGCCGTTTATTTCTCAAATTTTTGTTCAATTATCATTAAATACTTATCGAAATCAAGTTTCTTTACAAGGAATCATGACCGGACTAGCTTTTGCTTCACCAAAATTGGCAGTGCCAACGCCAGTTGTTGACTTACGCCAAGAGAAATATGTTATGGGTTTCGCGGACCGCTACCTGTTATTTGATCAAAAAAATATTCCGATTGTTCGCAACCGACTACAGATCGATGAAGACAAGATCTCTTTAGTTAAAGATTATGATCAAACTGGTGAAACAGTTGCATTATTAGATGTGCCACGCAATCAGATTGAATTAAATGCTGCATTGGAGAAAGATTATCAACAAATCTATTTACGCTTTTTGCTTGATCAATTGCCTGTTGAACAAATTCCCGCTAAAAATTATTTTGGTGCTGTTTTAAAATATATTTATAGTCACCCTACGTTAAAGCCAGCAGATTACCGTACAGTTGCACCTTATTTGGGACTAGATTATGATAGTGTGCTTTTCATTTTACGAGTTTTCTTTGAATTAGGCTTTGTAAAATTGGATGAAGGTAAATTGGTAGGAGAGCCTTCTCCTAAAAAACAGCCGCTGACAGCTTCTAAATATTTAATGGGAACTTCTTCTCAGATTAAATTTGTTAATCAACTAAGAACTATGCCTAGTCAACGTTTGATTACATATGTTAATACGCGTGGTGCTAGTTAAATCGTTCTAGACAATAAGCCAAATTATAAGCTAAAATTGCAATTTCCAACCGGCTT